GAATTCAACAACAAAACAACGACCGTAGCCAAGAAGGCTTTAAAAGAACATTTCAATACTACATTCAATGTTGAAAAATTAGGTCTCTATGAGACTAAAACAATGCTTACTAAAGTAAAGCGTTTAATGGCTGAAGCTAAAGGACGCTCAATGAGTGGGGAACAAAATCCTGCTTACTTGAAGTTAGTATTTATGGAGCAAGCATTGACTCATCATTACGGTGATCTACGCACTCAACCAATGTACAATACACGTATCGTTGTAGAAAACGAAGAAGTTGAGAAATCACAAGTTGTATTAGCTGCACAAGAGATGGTTGATGCTATGCAAAAGATGGTAGAACAAGTATCTGATATGCTTGTCAAAGAACTACCTGCTGTAGTTGACGGTGTTAACAGTGAGTTTGGTACAAGTGAAGGCGAACAGTTCAGTAGCCAAGTATCAGAAGCATTGACTTCATTGCAAGCAGCTATCACACAATCTAAAACAGGATTGCAAGGTGCAGTTGGTATCATTACTGGCCAAGGTGCAGGCTTCGGCGGCATGGGCGCAGAAGGTGGCGACATGGGCGGTGACATGGGCATGGGCGGCGAAGAGATGGGTGCTGACATGGGCGGCGAAATGGATGGCGCTGATATGGGTTCAGAAATGGGCGCAGAAGAAATGCCAGCAGAAGAACCAGAAGAGCCGATGCCATCAGTTGGACGCGCAAAGCGTTAAACATGCGTTTATTTGAATTCAGTGATGCGGATCCTTTAAGAGTTAAGTTGGTTGCGGTAACGAACCAACTTAAGTCCACTAATGAGCCGATGTCGACCGATGAATTTTTAACTGTATTAAACAAGAACGGAATCAGCTTAGACAAGGCTGATCTGTTTGACATGGTTCAAAAAGACCCATTGAGCAATATCATTGCTGACATTAACGATGATACTGTTACGTTCAAGGGTCAAGAAGGTGATTTAGATTCAGCCGTAGATCAATCACAGGACGAAAATGAAAAGATTCGTCAGCAAATGGCAAGTAAACAAACCGGTAAATAACCGAATACGTTGACTCTGGTACTATAGTCGTCTATAATCGACTATAATGTACATCCCAAACAAATATAACTACGTAGCGATTCCCAGACAAACCATCGATGGTGTTCGTAGATACGCTACACCCGATGGTAAAAAGCTACCAAGCGTCACTACTATTCTAGACGCAACTAAATCAGAAGAATCAAAAGCAGCACTACAGAATTGGCGCAAGCGAGTTGGTGCAGTAAAAGCACAAGAAATTTCAACCGAAGCTGCTGGACGAGGCACTCGTATGCACAAGTGGCTAGAAGACTATGTTAAGACAGGTCTTGTAGGAGAACCCGGTTCTAATCCATACTCTATCCAAAGTAATGCAATGGCCAAGGCTATCATTGCACAGGGCATGGTCAAATGCAGTGAATACTGGGGAACAGAAGTTCCGTTATACTTCCCTAAGGTATATGCTGGCACCACTGACTTATGCGGTGTTCATGATGGTGATGAAGCTATCATGGACCATAAGCAGACTAACAAACCCAAGAAGCGTGAATGGATCGATGATTACTTTGTTCAATTAGCAGCATACGCTAATGCACACAATGAAGTACATGGCACAAAGATTCAAAAAGGGGTCATTTTCATGTGTGATCCTAATTGTATGTATCAGGAATTCATTGTTGAAGGTAGTGAATTTGTTAAGTACACTGATATGTGGTTCCGAAGAGTCGAAGAATACTACATGAAGTTCCTTTAGCACGAGATAAATAGTATATTCACATAAAGAATATACTATGGTCATCTACAGAACAACAAACTCTATTAACAAAAAATGGTACATCGGTAAGGATGCTACTAATAATAATTCGTATATAGGGTCAGGAAAAGCATTAAAAAATGCAATTTTAAAATACGGGTCGAATAATTTCAAAAAAGAAATAATCGAAGAATGCTCGGATCTACCTCATCTAGCCATCCGCGAGGCTCATTGGATTTTAGTTACTAATGCAGTTAATGATCCTATGAGTTACAATCTAGTTTCTGGTGGAAATGGAGGTGACCGCAGTAAATTCAATAGTAAAGGATGGTATATCAGCACGATCAGTGACTCTACTGAAACTTATATAACTAATATAGCAGAATGGTGTAGGATAAACAAGGTAAGTGTTAGTACTGTATCAAGATTAACAAATCCGTCTCATGCCTTGTTTCAAAAACAATCAAACGGGTGGAGATTTCGTAAAGAAAATCAACCACTATTACCTCAATATATCAATAAGCAAAAAATTGGGCATCCAAACAAGGCGTGTAAGGGCAAATCGTGGCAGATAGTTAACGGGAAGCGTATTTGGAATAACAGTACAGGGGAAGCTAAATGAGCATAGTTCAAATCTCAAAAATCCAACACAGAACTGGGGCAAACACTGATCTGCCACAGCTTGATATTGGCGAAATCGGTTTCTCGACTGATACTAGACAAGTTTTCATTGGAAACGATCCTGTATTAGTTCCAATCGATCCTAATGTCAGTTTCACTACTCAAACTGAGCTAATGACAGAAGTTTCATTAATCAATAACCGAGTAACGTATAGCGGTGAGACAAAAATAATTGCCCCTATAGCAGGCGCCGGCAATACCGTATTCAATATACAAAACATACGCACTGGCCAATTAATTATCGGTAACGGTGACGGAGTTGCAGCTAACACACTAGTTAACTGGACTGGAAATTTGTTGGGTAATGGTTCACCTGTTCGCACTAATAAACTTAAGTTAGGCAATGCGTCTAATATAGCCATTGACGGCGGGACAAGCGGTAGTGTATTATCTACTGACGGCTCAGGCAATCTATCATGGCAAGCAATATCAAGTTCGGGTGGATCTCTACCACTACAAACAGGTAGCAGTGGAAAAATGTTAATCACCGACGGTACAATACCTAGTTGGAGTAACGTATTGCCTAGCTGGGCTATCGCTAATATGCGTAGCAATCTAAGTGTAACTTCAACCGGTGATAGTTCGTTGGCATACAATAACACCACCGGTTCATTCACTTATACTGGATCAAATGCTACTCAAGTTCGTAGTTATTTCTCATCTGGTACTGGTGTTACTTATGCAGCTAACGGGCAGATTAGTATTGGACAGAATATATCCACAACGTCTAGCGTAGTTTTTGACGGAATCACCGGCTCAACATTAACATTAAACACTCTGGTTGCAAATGCAGTATTATACACTTCACCGACTGGTAACATAGTATCATCAGAATCGGATTTCACTTACAATGCCGTTACTAACACATTGACAGTAGGGAAACTAGTGTCGATTGGTGCTATTGAAGTAGGAACGTTGTTCAAGTCAGATATGACTACTCAAACAGGTACTAGTACTGGTACTCAGGGTCAGATTTGCTGGGATGCTGATTATGTGTATGTCTGCACATCAACAAATGTGTGGAAACGAATTGCATTAACTACGTTCTAAGATAAATACTTAGTTCATATAACTTATGCTGTGAAGCCGCAGCGTAGTCCCTAGAACGGTCATATCTTAAAGGAAAACAAATGGCACGCTCACTCAAAAAATCAAATTTAAAATTAATTAACGTACACGCTAATGTCGATGGCACAAACATCGACACTGGTGAATATATCATAAAGCAGTCACGCGCTCGTGGATACGAAGTAGTTACTCCAAACGGTAAACTAGTTTGCGACTTAGTTGCTAGTGATACCCCTGCAAAAGGTCAACTGTACATGGTCGCTACTGATAGCGACGGTAATACTTACTGGATCATCAAATTAACACGTCACCGTGCTACATTAGTTCATCGTACATTGGCAACAGTAGGTGGAACATATCAATTTGCATCAATGTCAGCAGCAACACATGACTTCGGCGCAGCTCCTGTAGCCGGCAAATCAGTACAATTACAATACGCTTAATCGTAATATTGTCTAACAAAAAGCCGCATTAAGCGGCTTTTTTTATGAGTTTCTTTAATTTATCTTGCACTATATCAAAGTTTACAGTGTTAAACAATCCGGGATGCATTGGTTTGGGATAATATTCATAGTCAGTCCATGCATATCCACAGTGTTCATGATTCAATACAGGAATAAATTCATTATCAACCTGGCAGAAAAAGGTATGATACGTGAAAGTATTGTTGATAAATTTCTGTATGGGAATGAGTTTAGCATTAGGTGGAAAATATGCAATCTCTTCCATGCATTCTCTTTCAGCACCCTCAAACAATGTCTCGTTAATCTCTATCTTACCACCTGGTATTCCCCAGTTACCTGGGTTTTTATTATCATTGCGTAATAAGTATAAAAATCTTTTAGTATCTGTTGCGTAGAAAAAGATGCCTGCTGCTATATTGTCTCTCATACTATGATTTATCAAAGTATTAGATGACGATAGAATAATCCCCTTGATCGTACCAACCTTCAAACGCTTTCACCCATACTCCATCTGAGTATCTATATTGAATTTGACTAGTTAAGTTAATCACATACTGAAT